GGCCGCTGCCGAAGCTGAGGAGTGTCGAAAGCGCGTCGACGCCGGCGGAAATGAAACTCGAAGAGCAACTAGTTGTAAGTACTATTTAGATCGAAATAGCGCTGCAACTGAATAACAGGAGAAAACATGTCACAATTTTATATTAAAGATAATACAGAATCCACAAAAAAGGCTTTTAATAAAAAAATACTTTATAAAAGGGCAGCTTCTGAATTACAAAAGAAGAATGTTATTGATTTTACAATTGGAGAAAAGAGCTTATATGGACGAATCAACAGGGACGATGTCCCAATGGTTATGATTGACTCCAATAATTTGAAAACAATAAAACACTCAGCAAACCCACAAATGCCATTACAAGCATTAAACTTTATAACTGACATATTCGACAAGCTTTGTCTACAGTTTGAAAAGTGTGCCGCAAAGGGACAAATTCGTGCTGATTCCCCTTTTCTATCAAACCTAAAAGCTTATAAAGCCTATCAAAATCCAGTTTCCGCCTATAATTCTTACAGAGAAATGTATGACAACCGATTAGCGGGCCTTTTCAAGAAAAACAAGTTTGAACCTAGAGATTTTGGTGAATTCGTAGTTTTCTTGGAAAACATATTGTCGGACGCCTCCAAGGATGTGAGGTTTACTTTACCGGGCTTTATAAAATCTATTGATAACTCTATATTAACAACTGGAGTTGCTATCGAGATCGCCGAGAAAATCGATTACAGCAACGATGATGAAAAAATCAAACAATTTATAACTGATCCTAATTGGCAGTTTTTTGTGCAAACATGCGATACTTATGGTTTTATGGTGGACATGAATATTCCATGGAGAATTGTGGCTGATCTAGATTCTTCTATAATGAGGCACTATTCGAAACAATATGCAATGGGGAACGTCACAACTATTTTACAAAAAGCATATACACCAGCACACAAGTTGCACTACGAACACTTTCTTAAAGACATGTTAAATTTGTATAACATCGTAAAGACAAAGAAGATTTTGAAAACACAAACATGTAGTGATGGTTTTACGCGCGCCGCTTATGAAGAGCCAAAAAGCTATGATCGCTATAGTTTATTAGAAGAGTATGGTTCACATTTTTTTACTAACTTATATGTTACTTTGAGAATACAAGAAGAAATACCCACCGCCTCACAATCTAAAAAAGATCAAATCAGGAGAGAAGTTTTAGGCTTTACTGATGCCAACTATATTGGCATAATTGAAAAATTTGAAATTTTAATCAATAAAGAGTTTGACAAAATCGGATCTTTCGATTATATTGTTAAAGAGAAGAAGAAAATTGAAAAAGCAGAATTCGAGAGCGGGGAAATAAATGCTATTTCAGTCTATTGACGACAAAAGAGAATGTGTTGGGATCTACACAGATGGCAAAATGCTGTTTGATAATTTTCCAGATAATTTAACACAAACATGGAAGTATTCAGCAGCACACTTAGAGCATGTTGAATATGCATGGCTATATGCAGCAGGAAATAATTTAGAGGAAGCATGTCCAGAATTTTTACAAAATGATTTGAAAGCTGTAATAAGAAAATTTACTGCATATAGAAAATCTTTTCAAATAGCTAAAGTTAATTTGAATGAACATTGTATTTTTGATCTGATTCCGCTTGATTTTTTGATGGAATTTTGCGAGGTAAAAAATCAAATTTGCGCCCACATATTTGAAAACAACAAAAAGCCCAAAAACTATGATCATTTGCTTTCTGTTGATAAATTGCTTTACAAGATAAGACACCAATCATTAAATTTAAATATGCAAGGATGCAAAGAACTGTTATATGCTACCTCCCAAAGAGAAATGGCAAAAAAGCTGTGTTCAAACAACAAACGTATTGATTATAATTTGTATGGGACCGTTACGGGTCGTTTGGCTACCAATCCCGGGTCTTTTCCGATTTTGACAATGAAAAAGGAATATAGAAAACTCATGAAACCAAACAATGATCTATTCATCAGTTTAGACTATAATGGTGCCGAGATTAGAACATTGTTAGAACTATCAGGCATGGAACAACCACAGGAAGACATACACATATGGAACAGTAGGCATCTTTTTGAACAAGAGATAGATCGCGAGGAAGCGAAAGTCAGATTCTTCGCATGGTTATATGATCCGCAGTCAAACGATATTGAAACTAAGTTATATGATAAAAAATCTTTACTTGACAAATGGTATGTAGATGGTTATATTAAGACACCTTACATGAGAAAAATTAAAGTCGAAGAACGTAAAGCGTTTAATTACCTTATCCAGAGCACGACCGCTGATCGTGTTTTAAGCAAAGCAGTTGAAATAGATAAAATGCTCGAAAATACAAAATCATACATATCTCATATTGTGCATGACGAAATTATCATAGATTATGACGATCGCGACAGATCTCTCATGCCTGATATTAAGGAAGTATTTGAAGATGGTTATGTTAGTAATATAAAAGGCGGAAAATCGTATTTTGACCTTGAGGCTATGGATATATGATTGATATTATTGCGCTGGGAAATGCCGCATCATCGATAGCGGATAATTTTGGTGATATTCCACAATATAACGTATATTATTTAAATTCGACTGTTAAAAAAAACACGAAATACAAACGTAAAATAGTCTCGTATGAGGAGCCCGAACAATACGAAGAAAACATACCCAACCTAGAACAGTTTCTAAAAGGCACAGGAAAGCGAGTGCAATTTATAATTGTAGGCTCTTCTGGTAGTTCAAATTATTCATTGGGAATATTAGAACAACTCAGACATAAAGATATAGAAGTGTTCTATATTATGCCAGACACCGACATGTTAACAGGAATCCCAAAGATGGTTAACAATGTAGTTTTCGGCGTTTTACAGGAATACGCACGATCGGGACTTTTGAGTAATTTTACAGTGCTTTCTAATCTTAAAATTGAAGAATCCCTGGGTGATATATCGATTAAAAAATACTATGATAGTATAAATAAGACAGTTTTTTCGTGTATACACTATTTAAATTTTTTTGAACACAACGAGCCAGAAATCGGCATGATCGCCAAACCACTTGACATAAATCGAATTAGGAGCATCGGAGCACTCAATATGAAAAATCTTGAAGAAAAATGGTTTTTTGAGCTTGACATGCCCCGGAATGTATGTTATTATCTTTGTATAAATAAAGACAGGATCGAAAACGACGGCGGCCTACATCGATCAATTGTAGAAAAACTTAAACAAAAGCCAACCAATGCTTTTAAAAAGATTTCATATGCAATATTCGAAACGCCACATGAAGACTTTGGGTTTTGCGTTGCCCACACTAACGCAATACAACAACAAAAAACCCTTGACAAGCTAGAACAAGGGTGATACATTAGATGCTGTGGAACGCACAGTATACTTTACAAACAAATAGGAGAAAAAACTAATGTCAATCAATATGGAACTAATGAGAAAGAAACTTGCCACACTTCGTGGTGAGGGATCCAAGGATGCTAATTCACCTTGGTTCAAGCCAGACGAGGGAGACACTGATATTCGTATCGTGCCAACCAACGACGGCGACCCCTTGAAGGAAATGTTCTTCCACTATAATGTGGGTGAGCACAAGGGAGGCGTTCTTTGTCCGAAGCGTAATTTCGGTGATGAGTGCCCAATTTGCGAATTCGCTTCTTCACTATGGCGTGAAGGAGTTGACAACAATGACGATGAGAGCAAGAAGCTTGCTAAGAGCCTCTTTGTGCGAACCCGCTACTTCTCACCAGTCGTTGTTCGAGGTCGAGAAGAAGAAGGTATCAAGGTCTATGGCTACGGTAAGCAAGCCTATGAACTTCTTCTTGGATATATTCTCGATCCAGAATATGGTGATATCACAGACTCCAAGGAGGGAACAGATATCACTCTCACTTACACCAAGCCTAATAAGCCGGGTGCATATCCACAAACGAGCCTCAAGATGCGCCGTAACACATCCACCTTGTTGGAAGACGCAGAAGCGATCCCCGCCCTCCTCGATCGCATGCCAGACTTTGACGGTCTTTTCGAACGTCTTAGTGCCCAACAAGTAGGTGCTATCTTGGACGAGCAACTTTCGGGTGATACTTCAGCCGAAGGTCGCTCATCTACTACAGCCAAATATGGTCCCGCCAACGGTAAGAGCAGTGTTGACCAAGCATTTGATGAACTAATGAGTGGCTAAAGTAAGTAGGTTCTTGTGATACCGATGGCAGAGCGGGATCGAAAATACTCTGCCATAATTTTCTAATAGAAGGAGACATAACATGTTAGAATGGTTGAAATCTGCGTGGGCTAGTTGGAAAGTTCGCGTAACTGTAGTAGGAGGCGTCCTCGTCGTAGCTACTGCGTATGGAACTTGTTCCTATGATCCACAGGCAACATCTGAGGCAACTGTTGTACCAGTTGAAACAGTTGCATCGCCTGTAACAACACCTGTTTCGGAAACCGCCACTGGCGAAAACGAAGGAGCAGAAAACACAACTACTACAACTGATGTCACGACAGGCGAAATCTGTCCGTAACTAAAGCCGCTGGCAGACCGGTGTAAAGTCTGCCGCTTTTAATTTTATGGAGGGCTAATGGCCAGAAAAACAAAACCAAAGGCAGGTCGTGTAGATATGCAAGATCTGATGAAATTAGTTAATAAAAAAGCAGGTAGACATGTCGCCCATGATTTAACTGGCGACAACCCAACCTCCGTTAAGGAATGGATCCCAACTGGATCTCGCTGGCTCGATTCTATTATCTGTAAGGGACAGGTTGCTGGTATCCCAGTAGGCAAAGTGACCGAGATTGCCGGCCTCGAATCGACAGGCAAATCATATATGGCAGCACAGATTGCCGCAAACGCTCAGAAGCAGGGTAAGCTTGTGGTATATTTTGATTCCGAATCAGCAATCGACCCAAGTTTTTTGGAACGCTCTGGGTGTGATTTAGAGCGATTAATGTATGTTCAAGCATCCTCTGTCGAGTTTGTTTTGGAGACTATTGAAGAGTTGCTCGGTGCTACCGACGAGAAGTTTGTGTTTATTTGGGATTCTTTGGCATTTACGCCGGCGATTTCTGATGTAGAAGGAGATTTTAATCCACAATCTTCGATGGCTGTTAAGGCTCGCATTTTGGCCAAGGGCATGTCGAAATTGACCATCCCATTAGCAGACAAGCAGGCAACTTTTATTGTCCTGAATCAATTGAAGACAAATATTCCCCAAGGGCCAAATTCTAGAATTGTTGCAATGACCACACCGTATATCACGCCCGGCGGAAAGGCGATGCATTACGCTTATTCACTTCGTATCTGGCTAACCGGCCGCAAGGCTAAATCATCATTTATTGAAGATGAAAAAGGCTTTAGGATTGGATCCGAGGTTAAGGTAAAATTGGAGAAATCACGCTTTGGATCGCAAGGACGTTCATGCGCGTTTCGAATTTTGTGGGGCACAGAAGAGATTGGTATTCGCGACGAAGAAAGCTGGTTTGACGC